AATACTTGGGCTGTCTCAGGGTCTTGGGTAATCTGTAGCATTCCTGTCAGAGCCCTGACGGTAGCCGCACGTTTACTACTTGAGGATGGGCCAACTTCAGCAACAACATCAAATGTGGCACTAGATAGATCATTTGCCATCACCACAGCACCAGTTTCGGTATCAATCGTTGGTTGCATTAATTCAACCATGCCAGCTTCACCAGTAGGCGCAATGGTTTTCATCTTGCGCTTGTCTTCGGTGTAGATTTCCTTTGCCATGCCAAGCCAAATCTCACCACATCGCTTCATTCCCTTGGCAAAGTTACTCATGTAGATGAATGTCTGCATATCTACACGGGTTTGAATCATCTCAACCGCTTTGCCTGATACGCCTGAAATCATCTTGTCAGCACCTTGTGGGTTGCCTAAAATGTCCTGCATATCTTGTTCTGTGATGGCAAGTAAAGCCGCCATAGCTGGTGGGATTTGTGCTGACTTGGTATAAGCCACAGGGCCACTGATTTGTGTGCCACCATCAGCACCAGTGACAGGGTTAATCAGCAAATAAGGGTAATCCCTCAGGTTGTCCTCTGCCCACATTACTTGATGCCCTGCAACTTGCTCGGGAGTCATGATGGGCTTTTCGATGCTAGATAAGGCTGAAATCTCGCCCAGCTTGGACAGTTGCATATTCTTCAGGCGTTGGGCATCTTTAGCCAGGCGTACAGCACCCATGCAACGCTCGATGTTATCCACAAACCATCGCTTGCCATACACCACCACGATGGGGATATTTTTGCCTGCAATGTAGCCTGCATCTTCCAGCACCTTGCCACCAGACATGATGTATTTGCGAACCCGCATACGCTTGATACGCTTTTGACGAACTTCCCTTGTGCCGACCGCCATCAGGGTTTCTTCTAACATTTCATCGTCTGCAAAGTCTTGGGCTGTATAGCGTTCCTCAGTGCCATCAATGGCTTCAAAGATGCGGATTACCTCGGTTTTTTCCTCAACCTTGTAATACTCAGCCACAAACACGACATCAGGCGTTGCCCAATCAAATTCGTATTGGTGAATGATCTTAGGCCAATCCGTTGGGTCATCGTTGTAGATTTCTTTGTAGCTTTCACGGGTCATGCTGTTGACCACAAAAGCATATTTGGCATCTGACTTGTCTTGCCGCTTGGCGTTCAGGTCAAAGAATACGCTTGAGTCGGCATCAAAGATTGGCTCAAATCTGATGCGCTGGCGCTCATTCTCTGGGTCTTCTTCATCTTCGTAAACAGTACGCAAACGCCATGCACCAATGCCACCGCCAACAGCTTCCTCAAAAGCATTGTCGTAAGCCTCATCAGCCACCGATGCTTGTTCGTCAGCACGATAAAGGCCATCGCAGACTTCTGCCAGCTTGTCGTTCTCAGTACCGTCTTTGCTCACATAGTCAACGGTTATTCGGTTATTGCGGTATTCGTTAACGATGCGAATGACCGCCAACATGATTTTGTTGACCTCAAACTTGGGCTTATTTTCGTACTGATCCCACAATGGCCCTTCCCACTGAGAGCCGCACAACGAGTAAAAACGCCTGTCTTGTAAGCATTGCAGACGCTCATCCCGCAGCGCAGTTTGTATATCATTAAACTGCCGCAGTGCTTCAGCGTGTAAATTTGCAAGGCGTTGGTCGTTGGGTATTCGTGCCATATTTGTCCTTTTGGGGCGATTATCTACCAGCGTTTGACATTGGGCAATGGTGTAAATGTAGCCGATTTTGTTACCGCTGACCGCCTGATGCCCTCACACGCATATCGCAAAGCATCAATAACGTGGTTCTTTTTGTCCTCAAGCATGGGCAGAATTCGCCCTGTCAATGGGTCTGATTTATAACTGTACAGGCTCAACTCGTCAATGGTGTGAATACAGCGAGGGTGAACAACAATGTCGTAGTTCTTCAAAAACTCAATGCCTTCCTCTACCGACTTTGCCCCTTTGACCGCTGTCATGATCTTTGGAAAGCCGTTGCGCTTCATGTGGCTGATGGTTTCCGGCCTAGCTGAATCTGCCACGATAGGCCACTTCTCAGCCTCTGGAACTTGCATGAATAACTCAGGGGTATTGATAATTTCACAGCCCACCATGTAGGCTTCATAGTCAATGTACAGAGTGCGCCCAATAATGTGGCAACGCACCAAAACTGTCGGGTCTACTGAGAAACCCCAATCAGCCCCAAGTCGATGGATGGCATCTGGCGGTGCATCAAAGTCGTCAATTTTCCAGTTCTTGAATACCTTGCTGTTGCTGTTTTGGAGGTATTGACCCATCCAAACGTGCTGATATTTGTCAGGGTCTCTGCGCTTGTCGTATTCCATTTCGTCTTTTAAGACTTGTGGAAACCACGGGTTATCGCCAAAGTTGACCTTGATTACTGCTGCATCCTTTGGCGGCTCTGGCCCTCGCAGTAGAAAATCCACAGGGTCAGACTGCTGCCTTGGATTCCATGTAAACCATAACTCGCTGTTTGGCTTGCGGATTGTTGGTCTCAGCAAGTCCAGGCTGGTCTGGCTCAGACTTTGGGCTTCCTCAACCCAAGCGCAGTCATAGCCTTCTAGCGACTTGATTGAGTCTGCGGTGTGGTTTTGCATACCTTGGAAAATAATCGCACCATCGCCCTTTTTGGACTTGATGACAGAATCCTGCACTTCAAAGTAAGCACCTGCGTTCATGGCCTCGATCTTGGTCTCCAGCAGCCGCTTGACCGATTGGTTCAGGGATTTCTGTATTTCACGCACACAAACGCTTCTGCGCTTTTGGTCAATGATGTGCATCTCAATCATCAACTCGGCAAACATATGGGATTTGCCAGAACCTCGACCACCCCAAGCGCCTTTGTAGCGTTTGGCCTCCAGCAAGGGTAATGCCCACTCTGGAGTCTCAAGTTGCAAAGTTGTCATTTAACAACAACACGCTCAATGCGCTGAATGAAAGGGCTGGCAGGATCACCAGACAATTCAAGTTTGTCACCGTAGCGTTTCGGGGCTAATTTAGACAATAGCCACTTGCGGGTATCAACCTGAAGCCTTTGCTTTTGAACCGCCATCCAATCCTTCTTTCCATCGTTCGTAGTGCCAACGTCTTGGTCAGCAATCTGCATGGTTTCATGGGCAATTCGCTCAATCAGGTCTTCTCTAGCTCGTGCGTATCTCTCCGCTAACTTAGGGTCAGCATCCAGCCATCGCATGAAAGTGCTGTTTGCCACTCCTGCCTTTTGACACGCTTTGAAGCAACTTAAGCCATCTGTGGACATTCCATCTAAAACGATTTGGCTTAGTTTGTCCTTATCTTCTGGTTTGAACTTTGGGTTTTTTCGTGTTGCCATTTTGTAACCTCCGCGAAAGGTTTGTTTCTGCGATTCTTTCATTCTACAAAAAAATGGGAGCATCAGCCCCCAAAAGCTGGCAACTGCATTTTGTCAGCGTACTCATTTTGCAATGTCCGGTACAGGAATGTCAACAGGCCATTGGTTTGTGTCCACTAACAATTGAATTGTTTTGAAGTGGGCTATGTTCCATGCTTGCTGTCTTTCAACCTTTGACCATTTTGCACCTTGGTCGATGTCGTAATGGCAAGTTTGGCATAAAGCCGCCACTAGATTGTCGTCTGCTTTTATTCCACGACCTTTGCCGCCACCCCAATTGCTATGTGCTGCTTGAATTCCACTTTCTGTTCCACAGAGTTGACAGGAAAGACCCGCCACTAACTTTAGGAGTTTCTGGCTTCTCACATATTGGTGTTTCGGATATTGCATATTCTTTTGTATAAAACTTGTGGTTGTTCTCGCATTGGCGCTTGCGGCTGACGAATTCGGGGTTTGATCGGGTGTCTAAGACTTTAAGGGTTTCAGAGCCACAACGGGGACACATCATGCTTGTCCCCTTGCTCGGATGGTGGCATCAGCCGTTACCTCCCGAATTGCTGTTTCAATCAAACCCGAAAGTTCTATCCATTCCGCTGCTGTAAACAGGCTCATGTGAAAGTCGCCAATCTGCGCCTCATCTGGTGCGGCTTCTTTGGTGTCAGGGGCTGTCACTGTTGTGATGTGCAAGCCGTCCATCTCAATCGTGACCTCGCTGACTCGTGCGTGAAAGTTGCTCATGTGTTCTTCTCCTTGAGTTTGGCTTCGATGGCTTCGGTGAGTTCTACAAAAGAACCTATGCGACCAGACCGATACCCGCTTGCAAAATCGCCAATCTCCTCATCCGTCAGCCCTACCCATGTGCGCTGTGGTGGGGTGGCATATAAAAACGATGTATGATTGAACTGTTTATCTGCCAACCAGTTAATAACTCCATGTTCTGCCCATCCAACAGGCTCATCCTTCCCTTCTAATGCGGCTTTAATGGCAATGATGGCTTGGTCGTATCTATCGCATTGTGGCTTGTTATGCTGAAGTGGCAGATATGGAATAAACCCATATAACGCCTCCAATGCAAGGCGTAATGCTTCGTCTTTAGTCATGCTTGTCCCCTTGCTCGGATGGCGTCTGAACACTCAAGAGAAGCCTCTCGTGTCACCCATTGCTGACCAGCCAAAGACTCACACACCTTTGCACAAGCCTCACGCTCATGCTGTGCTACTAGCTTGGCAAAGCGTTCAAGCCAAAGCAAATCTTTTTCTTGAGCCAATTCAATAAATGAACCAGCTTGTCGCCCCATCTGCATAATTTCTTCTCGTGTCATGTCTCAATCCCCTTGTCTGCCATCCATGCCAAGAGCCATTCAATAAACTCTGAGCCTTCTTCTTTGGTGAATTTGTGGCTTTGGAGGCCCAATTGAACAACTCTTTGCCCGTCTAAGCTTGGTGCAATCTTGCCTATCTTGCGACCAGTTTCATGCGCCCAAGCATCGATTAGCAATCTTTTCCAATCTTCTGCTGTCCATTCTGACCCTGCCGCTTTCATTTGCTTGGCAACCATGTCAATCAGGGCGTGAAACATATCGTTCTGATCTGTGCTGCGGGTGGCTTTTTTGACCTCTAAGCGCC